CCCCATTTACGAAAACTCCAAAATTTTTCCTCGGTTCGCAAAATAGCAAAACCCAAAAAAAATCAAACCCCGTTTTCTCTGAAGCCTTTATAGCACAAAAAAAACAAGTGTAAATAACTACATGAAGCCCTTACTAATCCTAATAGCATGTACAATGCTGTCATGTACTGCATTATCGGATGATTCGCGCCTCATAAGAAAAGCATATTTAGACTTAACTGGCAAGCTGCCAACAATTCAAGAAATTGAATGGCTCGAAATCTACACACGCGAACCATATAAAGAAGCGGTAATATATTTGACTGAAATCTTGAAAAAGAAATATAAACATCTCAGCCCCCAGGATACCAAAAAGCACCTCCTCTCTTTGTCTTATATCTTTCAGCCTCGAAAGCCTATATCAGACTTGGAATTTAGAATAAACTTATTATATCTAGCAGGAATGCCGCAGCACGACTTCTCGGACGAGAAAATCCATGAGGCAAAATTAAAATTAATTAAAATCGCGACTAATCCTAATAGTTTTGACTATGATCCTCTTGATTTCTTAGCGAATTCGCTGATGTCCCGTTCAACAACGACAGAAGAAGCGAACAAACTAATGAAAATATATAGAAACTACGCGAAATACCTCAAAGAAGAAGATGTATGGCTCGTAGTTCTGGAAGAGCTTCTTAAATTCGATGATGTCAAGACAAAATGAATCACGACATCCAATTTAAATGCTTGGTGCGCCGAAGTCATTTCACGAAAGACTCGAATGATAACGAAAAGTTCGACGCCTGCGTGGCTTTCGGACTGCAGAGCATATCAGGCAAGATATTAACATTCCATGTCATGACAGATTATGGAATGTTGAGATCAAGAGTGCCAATCTCTGAAATTTTCTTGTTTATTCCCAACAGTGATATTCCATATCACTTCAAGCAGCTATGGGATTGCTTTGGTGAGAAGGCTGAAGTAATTAAATATGAATATTTAAAAGAAAAAAGATGCCAAGTTATATTGCGCGACAAGTCTGTAGTGTGGGCTACCTACATGTTTACTATTGATTGGCATGATAACCCATACAGCGAAGAACCAAGCGATTATAAGTGTGGCCATGTGCTAGTAGCAGATGACGGCTATCTTTTATGTCAACCAAACAATAGAATATACTGGAAAGACTCGAATTTCATTTGCCGCGACTTTCCTATTGACAAAAAATATATTAAAGTGGATAATGAGTTACTGTCTGTAGAAAATGTATCCGACAAATGGGTATCAGAAGACACGGACTCTTTTTACTATAATATAAATGAAAACCGAAGAGATTAAAATATTCACGGGCACAAAAGAAATTATTGAACATTATTCTTTTGTTTCTAACGAAAAGAAGGATGAAATTGGTCACAAGCACTTTTGGATTCCATTAGAGCATCAATTAAAATGGTTTAATAATGGTCTTGGCACTATTACTTATTTTGAAACAATAGAAAACGAAAATCCAAAAATAAAAGGAGATGGAGATCTCCAATCTAAGTTTTTATACAAAATGTATAGCGAGTACGTTAAGAATCTAGAAATGGGAAACGTATTGGAGCACAAAACGAGCTACTTAAAGGCTGATGGTTTCGATGATTGTTTTATGGGCGTTGGTTTTTCTTTCGGTAGGCATGGTGTTTTAGTCTATGACGAAACAAAGGTAATTGAAAATCTTGTTAAGCAAGGCATGACAGAAGAGGAGGCCTACGAATATTATGAATACAATATATTGGGAGCTTGCCTTGGCGATAATATGCCAATTTTTATGAGGCAATGCTCAATGAATGAAATTGAAGAACTCCTCAATCCAGAAGAGCCTCAAAACAACGATTCGTAAGTGCCATCATCTTTGGTATAAAAAATATTTTTAAATCCTAAGCCTTCCAAGACTTTCATACAGTTTTGGCAAGGCTTTGCCATTTTTACCTTTTCTTCATTATCTATTCTTATGTTTACAAACGTAAGTTTAGAGCAGTCCGTTTTACCCATCTTTATAATGGCGTCTATTTCCGAGTGCAAAGACGCTACGTATTTCTCTGGATTGTCCTTGAAGCCCTTGTAAGAACCAAAGATATGACGCCTATGGAGTTTTTTTAAATTATTTATTCCTATGCTTATTAATTTATTTTTATTGTAAACAAAAGTCATGTGGAAGGCCCTGCCAGTCTGCCTATCCTTCTTGAGACATTTGGCAATCTCTATACATTTATTTATTTTAGCAGAAATATTCTTCCCCATATTATATGTGTAAGGTATAAAAAGGAATAAGTCAATGGCGTTTTTAAAATATTCAGATTTACCTATTTTTGCCGATTTTACGGCTCAAGGTATAGCACCAACAAGAAGTGCCGCAAAGACTTTTGCTGCAACAGAAGCTTCGTTAGCTTTAGATCCAAACCTTTCAGCAAATAGATATCTTGGAAAGACACAAATTAAAAATGATTTTTCCACAGTTGGACCTCTAGAAGGTAAATTTTCATTTACGTTTTATCCGCTAATAGAAAAAGATACATCGGTATTAAATATACAAGCTCAAAATCAAATTGATTTTTTTAAATTAACTGGAAACTTTACTCAAGGACATCAAATATATTTTTCTAACTTTTTACTTAAGAAATGTTATTTGCAAGGCTATTCGGTTAAGATAAATCCATATCAACCAGTATCTGTTACTGCTAATTTTATTGCTTATGAAGTTTCTGGTTTAAAGGGCGAATCCCTACAAGCTTTTAACGAGTCGGCGATCACGTTAGCTAAAGATTCTAGCACGCCTTATTACGAATCTTTGCACGCTTTGACTACAAAGATGGACGGTTCTTCAATAAACATACCAAATGCAAAAATTTCAATAGAAGTAAATGTAGATTGTCAGAGAACTCCTATTTACACCTTGGGTAATCAAATTCCAGATACGGTGGTTTTAACTGCAGCAGAAAGAACCACAACAATCCAAGGCGAAAACATTGGAGCTGTAGTTGATGTCACAGGAGCTAACGCAGGAGCAACAAATATATATTTCTTACCATTAAGTAAGAATGGAATCGAGCCTACTGCAGTTAATAACGCTTTAAGTTTTGATATTGACGGAAGAATTGTATCTCAACAATTACAAATTGGACAAAACTCAATGTTAAACGGTAGAGTTACAATTAAAGAAATTATTCTTTAAGAATTTATTATAGTCAATGGCAAAAAAACCATCTCCCAAAAGGTCAACGGATTTAAATATAACCCCAAAGCCAAAAGAAAAAATTAATTTTAAACAGCGGCCATTTAAATTTTCTGAAAAACAAAAAGCTTTTCTTGATTTAGCTCTTTCTGATAAATCTAAGATTATTTTCTTGGCTGGACCTGCGGGCACATCCAAAACTTACATGTCAGTTTATGCTGCCATAAATTTATTAGCCAAAGACACAAATAAAGAAATAATTTACGTAAGAAGTATTGCAGAAAGCGCCGAAAAAGGATTAGGCAGCTTGCCAGGTGAAGCTGATCACAAATTCGAGCCATTCGTCACTCCTCTCTGGGAAAAAATCGATGAAATGGTTTCAGAAGAGCATTCTATTTGGCTAAAGAAGAGTGAATTGTTATCTGCAAAGCCGATAAACTACTTACGTGGAGCTAGCTGGGCAGACAAATTAATTGTTGCAGATGAAGCTCAAAATTTCTCTTATAAAGAATTGGTTACTTTAATTACCCGTATTGGAGAAAATAGTAAAATGTTTATCTGTGGAGACTTCATGCAGGCAGACGTGAAGTCTAGTGGATTTAAGCAGATGTTTAATTTGTTTAACGATCAAGACTCTCAAGAAAACGGAATCTTTTGCTACGAATTTGATAATAATGATATTTATCGAAGTGGAATCTTGAAATTTATTATTGTTAAATTGCAGCAGGAAAAGGATAAAGAAAAGGTGTAAAATATATTGAGTTGGTCGTTACGCTTGGGCGCGTAGCCTTTATTTACTCAACGCCAATTCTTTATTTTATTATTTAATAGGCTGCTCCTTATTTGATTATATTATAAGGAACAAGTATGGCATCTATTTTCTGTCCAAACTGCGGCTGCAAAGCTGAATATAAATTTTCTGCGCCGAATTTTTGTTATAAATGTGGTTTGCCGTACAATATCGGCTCTTCCGCAGTTCAAAAACATAAACAAATTTCTAGATCTAAGCGAACAGCGGACGAAGATGTAGATTTTGCAGAAGAAAGCGAAGACGAAGATGTTGAAGAAACATATTTTTCAAACTCTACCAGAGTACCAAGAATTTCTAGATTAAATGTAGATATAGAAATGTCTTCTGATGTTCGAGTTGTAAAATTTTCAGATTTAACGTCTCCAAATTACGAGGCAACTAAATTCCCCAAGGGAAAAACTCAAAATTTGAGCGATTTATCTGATGACTAATATAAAAAAATTCTCTTTTGAAGAAAAGAGCGACATAATAGAAAAGGCAATAAGCAAGAAAAGAAAAAAATGGCAATTAACTGCCATTAGTTGGATGGATTTTGATGATGTCTCTCAAATTATCAAACTTCACATATATAAAAAATGGGGCATGTGGGATCAATCAAAACCACTTGAACCTTGGATAGGAAGAATAATTTCCAATCAGTTAAAAAATATAATTCGAAACAATTACACTAACTATATACGGCCTTGTTTAGGCTGTCCTCACAACGGAGGAGAAGATCAGTGTAACATTTCGCCCAATGGAATTCAATCAAATTTTTGTCAAGAGTATTCCAAATGGGAGAGGCAAAAGAAAATGGGCTATGACCTTAAAATGCCCTTGGCATTAGAGAATCACAAGCAAGAAATTGAACAAAAAATAGATAGTTCGTTTTTTGACTTTGAAAGTGTTGAATTGCTCAATGGAGAAATGCAAAAAGTATTAACAATTAAGCAATATAATGCATATATAATGCTATTTTTTGAAAAGAAGACGGAGGAGGAAGTAGCCAAGTTCATGGGGTATAAAACCACCGAGAAAAATAGAATGATTGGCTACAAACAAATCAAAAATTTAAAAAAGCTTTTTAGGGAGAAGGCTATAGAAATATTAAAGAGCAAAGATATCTGTTATGGATCAGAATAAAGTTACATCGCTCTCGAAAGAGCAGGAAGATTTTATTTTAAATAATTATAAATTAGTCAGAGACTTGAATGTTTTAACAAAAAGGGTCTTTGATAACGAAGAAATAGATGGAAGGTCGATTCAAGGCAAGCTAGTCAGGGCTTTTTTGGTAAAAAATAAACTAGATTACAAAACTAGCAAACATACTAAGGTTGATGCCGTAGAATTAACGGAAGCAAATAAACATTTTATCATTCAGTCCGCTGAACAAGGTATGAGTTCGTTTGCAATTGCCGAACTTTTGTTTCCAGACAAAGAAATTAAAAAACTTGGCGCTGAACAAAGAGCCGTTCTTGAACACATAAGAACGGTAAATGAAAATTTTGTTCCAAGCCAAGAGAGTGGGCTTTTAACTAACTACAGTCCCCCAAAAACCTACCCAAGATTGATTAAGAAAATATTTGATTCTACTGGAATGCAGTTAGAAGAGGCCAAGTTAAGTAGGAATCAAAAAAATTGCTTAGATAAGTTAGCAATCAACTTATCGAACTCCAGATTTATTAAAATTGTAAATAATTTCTCTTCTAAAGATGATAGATTATTATTTGAAGAAGAGTTCACAAGATTGACTTGGGATAAGCCCGATTTAACAGCGGACGAAATAAACTTGTACATGAACGTCTGCAAAGAAATCATTAATTTAGAAGTGATAAGTAAGCATTTGCATAAACTTAATGAATTATTTGATCAAACAGAAGAGCAGCAGGAGATGACCGTTAGATTAGCTGAAATTATTAAAGCTAAAAGTTCTGAGTATCATCAGTGCGAAGGCCGAATAGAGAATTTAACAAAAAAACTACAAGGTGATAGGGCAGAAAGAATGAAAAATAAGCAAAGAGAAAATGCTTCTATTATTTCTCTTGTTCAAATGTTCCAAGACGAAGAGGAAAGAAAGAATATGGTTCGAATTGCCGAAATGCAGAAGCAATTAGTTAAGACTGAGGCGGATAGGCTTGAGGGCATGGCAGCTTTTAAAGCAAGAGTACTAGGAATATCTCAAGAAGATGTCATATAGCTGTTTAGAGTGCACCGAATGTTTTGATTCAGAAAGAAGCCTACATGCTCACATAAAAAAGCATGGCTTGTTTCTGCATGATTATTTTGTCTCGCACTTCAAAAGGAAAAATCTTTTAACTGGAGAGCTATTGCCTTTCAAAGATAAAGAAAGCTACTTTGAAACTGACTTTAATAATATAAAAGAACTTTATAAATGGTGCGGCACGGCGCAACCAACCACTGTTAAAAATTATATTCTGGAAAAATTAGCCGAACGAATAAATAAAAAGAAATTAAAATTTGCTCCAAATGAAATAGAGCTTTATACGAACTGCTTGCCATCAATAGATCATTATAAAATTTTTTATAAAAGTTATACATATGCTTGTAGTGAAATAGGGGTTTCTCCTTTATTTGCTGATAAACTTCCAATCGATTTTCAACAGAAAACAGGATTGGAGGATATGATTATTATTACAGATACGAGAGAACAAGAGCCATTATTTTTTAAAAAACAAGTAGTTAGTAAATTGGACGTTGGCGATTATGGTATTCAAGAGAATTTTGATTATACTTTTGTAGATAGAAAGTCAGAACAGGACTTTAAATCTACTTTGAGCCCTTCAAATTTAAATAGATTTAGAAGAGAATTGGACAGATGTAGATCTATTGATTGTTACGTGTTTATTGTGGTCGAATCTAAACTGGAAACCCTTGAAGAGAGTAATAAAAAATCATTTCATAAATCTAATATGAAATATATTTTTCATAACATGAGGGTTCTGCAGCATGAATATAAAGACTGCTGTCAATTTGTTTTTTCTGGAGGCAGAAAGCAAAGCGAAACTTTAATTCCTATGATTCTTAGAGCTGGGAAAAAGATCTGGAATGTTGATTTACAATATCATATTAATAAAATAAAATTATGAGCTGGGAAGTAGGAAATCAAAGGAGTCGAAATAGGCACAAGGGCATAAATCAGGAAATACTTTCCAAAGAGGGCTTTCTGGACGAGCGAGAAGCTAAAGTTTTATTGTATAAGTTTTTGAGGGAGAATCCTTCTTTTACGTCCGAGCTTTTAACTGGTGTTGAACTTTTCCCATTTCAGCACATGGCCATCAAGGCCATGTTTAATACGGATTATTTTTTGGGTGTATGGAGTCGCGGTCTTTCTAAATCTTTCACCACTGGTATTTTTGCGATTCTAGATGCTGTTCTGCATCAAGGCGTGCATATTGGAATCATATCTAAGTCATTTCGTCAAGCAAAAATGATCTTTAGGAAAATTGAAGACATATCTAAGAGTTTGAAGGCTCCAATGTTTGCAGAAACCATTAGTAGGGTATCAAGAGGTAACGATGAATGGTTCATGGAAATAGGAAGATCGCGGATTACCGCTCTTCCATTAGGTGACGGAGAAAAGCTTCGTGGTTTCCGCTTTCAAAGAATGATTATTGATGAGTTTTTATTGATGCCAGAAAAGATCTATAACGAAGTTATTGTTCCTTTCTTGTCTGTAGTTGAAAATCCAACAGAAAGACAAAAGATTTACGACATCGAATCAAAAATGATTGCTGATGGTAAGATGAAGGAAGATGACAGAACAATTTGGCCGAATAATAAAATTATTGGCTTGTCTTCTGCGAGTTATAAGTTCGAATATCTTTATAAATTGTATCAACAATACGAATACTTAATAAAGAGCGAAAAAAGAGAGAAAGATGAAGCTCATCGAGTCGTCATGCACTTCAGTTATGATTGTGCTCCAACGCAGTTGTACGATCAGAGCTTGCTCAATCAAGCAAAAGCCACCATGAGTGAATCTCAATTCCAAAGAGAGTTCGGCTCAATTTTCACTGATGATAGTAGCGGTTATTTCAAGGTCAGCAAAATGATACAATGTACAATTGCAGATGGAGAGGGACAATCAATTGAAATTGCTGGAGATGCAAATGCAAAATATATTCTTTCGTTTGACCCATCTTGGTCCGAATCTGAAGGGTCGGATGATTTTGCAATGCAGGTGATTAAATTAATTCCAGATAAGAAAATTGGGGCAGTTGTTCATAGCTATGCAATGCCTGGTACTGCGCTAAAACATCATATTGAGTATTTTCACTACTTGATAACTCACTTTAACATTGTTGCAATTGTTGGTGACTATAATGGAGGAGTTCAATTCTTAAATTCGGTTAATGAGAGCGAACTGTTCAAGAGGGAAAAGATAAAAATAGAAACATTTGACGCAGATTTTGAAAACTTGCAAGAATATAATGCTGCAGTCACTTCTTGTAGGAATCAGTACAATCTAACTCAGAGAAAAATTTGCCATCTTCGTAAGCCAACCTCTTCTTGGATCAGATATGCAAACGAATTGCTTCAGTCTGCTTTCGACCATAGAAAAATACTATTTGCTGGAGCGGCAATGAACGAAGATTACACGAGACAAAGAAACAAAAATATTCCAATTGATAAGATTAAGTTTCTTAGGTTGGGCGACGAGGACCAAGAGGCGGGAGCCAAGATGATTGACTTTATTGAGCATCAAAGAGACATGCTCGATTTAACAAAATCTCAATGCGCTTTGATTCAACCAAATACAACTGCAATGGGAACTCAAACTTTTGATTTACCTTCCAATCTTAAAGGTCAAAGAGGTCCAGATAGAGCAAGAAAGGATTCTTATTCTGCTTTGCTTTTGGTTAATTGGATGATGAATTTATATTATGATATGAATGATCTTCCACCGCCGCAACAGTATTTCTTTTCACCAATGTTTATAAAGTAACTTTTAAAGTTAACTTTTAAGTGTAACATAGGTTATGTCCGATAAAAGAAAGTATACCAAGAAATCTTTGTACTGGAAAAAATTTGAAGGTTCGCCAGTTCAAATTCAAGCGTCTCCTCAAACGCCAACAGTTCAAGCATTCCAAGTTCCTCCTCCTACGAGCGCAGGAGAGCCTTTCTACACGTCGGACGCTTCTATCAGTACGGCTACATACAAAAGACTAGAGCCTGCCTCTACAGACTCTAGAAACAACAGTTCGAGAGTAAACAG